GATGTTCCTATTTTTGAACCTGAACCATCAATGGAAGATTTAATCGGGGATGCGAAAAATAAACCTGCTACAATGAAAATCACTTTTTCAAGTCCAGAAGATTTGCAAGAAGCTGAAATTGATATACAAGAACTTTTGGACAGAAAATATCCAAAGTCATATTTTTCTGTAAGTTTTGGTGAAATATGAGATTGGAAAAAGCATCCTCAAAAGCTGTAAAATATGCTTGTTTAAACTTTCATTATGCAAAAGCAGTTCCAACATATTCTATCGGATATTCCGTTTTTAATGACAAAAACGAATGGTGTGGTGTAGTTTTATTTGGTGGTGGTGCTTCTGTAAATATGCCCAGTAAATTTAATTTAAGAAATGGTCAATATTTAGAATTGAACAGAATGGCATTAAATGGAAAACAATCATCTACAAGTAAAGTTTTGTCAATTGCTATAAAACTAATTAGAAAGGAATGTCCTACGGTAAAAATCTTATTTAGCTATGCAGATAAAGGTCAAAATCATAACGGTATAATATATCAGGCAACTAATTGGATTTATATTGAAAATATTGAAAGTAGTGGAACTGAATATCTATTGAATGGAGTTTGGAAACATGACCGTGGTAGATATAATTGGAATGTTGATTTTAAGAAATTACCAAAAAGAAAAAAAGCAGGTAAACACAAATATGTTTATCCTATCGAAAAATCATTGATACCTATTTGCAAAGAACTTGCAAAACCATATCCAAAAAAGAGCGGTGAGGTAGGTTCGAACTCCAATTCTAAACTGGATGTTTAGCGTGTTACCAATTACACTATCACCGCTTATATGCGACAAAGATAATCAAAAAAAACAAAGAAACAACAGTGAACGAACAAAATTTGAAAAAATTTGAAAAGGGTGTCAGCGGCAATCCAAACGGCAGACCAAAAAAGTACGTCACCCTACTCAAAGAGCAGGGCTACAAACTTGCCGAAATAAACGACACCATTCAGGCGATGTTGTCAATGGACTTGGATGAACTGAAAGAAGTGTGGCAGAACCCGAAGGCAACGGTACTGGAAAAGACCATTGCAAACGCTATGCGGAAGTCACTTGAAAAGGGCAGCTTGTATTCGATTGAAACTTTGTTGAGCAGGGTGTACGGCAAACCAAAAGAAACGGCCGATGTAAATCAAACGGTCACAGGCGAAATCAAAATCACACTTAATTTAGATGGGCAATAAACAGACAGCAGTTGAATGGTTGCTTGAAAACCTGAAAAATAGTTTATCTATTGAACAGGCAACTGCAATAATAAACAAGGCCAAAGAAATGGAACGGCAACAGATTATGGATGCGGTTAACGCCACCATGATTGACGATGACCTGAACGCATACGAATATTTTACAGAAACATACGAATGAAATACACAGCACAGCGCAGACGGATGAAACGCACGAAAGAAAGGCGCACAATAAAATTACAGGTTGCCTGTCTAAAAATCAAGTCACCCGAAATCAGGCGGCTATTTGCAGAAATAAAGGAGATGATGAAATGAAAGTATTAGCCCTATGGGAAGGCATGGGTGGAGTTGAATACCACCGCCTGTACACACCCCTGAAACGATTGCAGATTGATTACCCTGATGACATCACCGTCAGCATAAGCCAAAACTTTGAACGCAATGGAATACCGCATTTATCTAACTACGACCTTGTCATCTTCAACAGGTGGCTGGGTGACAACCACTACGAGATACTCCACTACCTTGCAAAGAACAATATCAAATACATCGTGGACATTGACGACTATTGGGTACTGCCAAAACACCACCCGACTTACAAGTATTTCCGAGAGCATAAGCTGAAACAGCAAATTATTGACGGCATTCGTTATGCAGATGGTGTGACCACGACCACAGATTATTTGGCCCAAAAGATAGCGAAGTACAACTGCAATGTGCAGGTGCTGCCGAATGCACTTGACCTGACAGATGATCAGTGGCTTTCAACACCACAGGAACGGGAATACTTCACCTTTGGCTGGGTGGGTGGACTTACTCACAGCAATGACATCATGATACTATCGGAAGCAATCGAACGCATCTGCAACGAGCATGACAATGTCCGCTTTGTTTTGTGCGGCTGGATGGCTAATAACTACATTTGGGACAGCATCCTTTACAAGTTCAACGGCAACAACCCGGTGCTTCGGCCCCAGGTATTGGTCAGCCATGCACAGCAGCCAAACGAGTACGGCAATTTCTACCGCTTGTTTGATTGTGCGTTAGCCCCATTGGAACAGAACGAGTGGAACAGCTGCAAATCCGAACTAAAAATAATTGAAGCGGCTGCCTATGGGTTGCCCGTGATTGCATCGGGAGTTGAGCCATACCTGCAACACCTGAACAATGCCGGGGTTAAGTTCTGTTTGAACACACCAGATGAGTGGTATAAAGCCATGAAACAGGCAATGGAAAGCCAACCCGAAGCAAACAAAATCAGGGGGGTTGCCAATCAGGTTTACTGCAATCAACACCACAATCTTGAAGCCATAAACAAAGACAGATTGGATTTTTATAAATGCACATTAGCTACACACGGCCATTCGTAACGGACTACCAACGGGCAATACTTGACAGCCCAGACAGATACACCGTGACCGCTGCTGCCACGAAAGTAGGCAAGACAGCAAGTCACATCATTTGGCTGTTTGAACAGGCGTTGAAGCTAAAAGAAAATCAGTCTGTTTGGTGGGTTGCACCCGTTTACCAACAAGCGGAAATCGCATTCAGGAGGATGCGTAACCAAGTGACCGTGCGTGACTTTTTTAAGGTCAATGAAAGCAAGTTGCGTTTGACCCTTCCAACCGGGGGGATAATTGAATTTAAGTCCGCTGACAAACCCGACAACCTTTATGGTGACGATGTTTATGCTGCGGTATTTGATGAGTTCACACGGGCGAGAGAAGATGCGTGGTATGCCCTGCGTTCTACCCTGACCAAAACCGAAGGCAAGGCAAAGCTAATCGGTAACGTGAAAGGCAAAAAGAATTGGGGTTACAAATTAAGTGAACGAGCAAGGATGGGCGAACCGAACTACGCCTTTTTTAAGATAACCGCATACGATGCCGTGAATGCTGGGGTGCTGAAATTAGAGGAAGTAGAACAGGCGAAAAGGGATTTGCCGCAGCACATATTTTCGGAGCTGTATTTGGCCGAACCTACCGAGGATGGTAGCAACCCATTTGGATTGAGCTACATTTCGCAGTGTATTGCACCGATTTCCACCGCACCTGTTGAGTGGTACGGCATTGACCTTGCAAAGTATTCGGACTACACGGTCATAATTGGTTTGGATGCCGAATATCGTGTCTGCTATTTTGACCGCTTTCAAAAGGACTGGGCGCAGACAGAACAGCACATCATCAGGGTAGTAGGCAATACCCCTGCGGCAATCGATAGCACGGGAGTGGGTGACCCGATTGTTGAGAAGATACAACGGCATTGTCCACGTTCCGTTGGGGTGAAGTTCACATCGGTAAGCAAACAGCAAATGATGGAGCAGTTGACCGCAGACGTTCACGCTGGACTGATTAAATTCCCCGAAGGCATAATCGCAGATGAAATGCGTAACTTTGAATTTGAACACACGGCAACGGGATTGCGGTATTCTGCACCATCAGGGTTGCACGATGACGCAGTTTGTGCGTTGGCACTTGCCCGGTATTGCAGCCAAAAGAATAAAAAAGGTGTGTTTGTTATTGTTTAATTTTGTATATTTGTAGTATGGAAAACAAACAGACAGCAGTTGAATGGTTGGAAGATAGGTGCAGACCAAAGGGCTATATTACGGCAGAAGAATTCCAACAAGCCAAAGAAATGGAAAAGGAGCAACACGAAGAAACAGCATTATCAATACTTGAAATTTTGCTTGATAACCTTGAAGGGAAAAATGACTTGCGTGGTAATGAAGCATTTGAACATATTTGGAACAAAACATACGGAGGTAACATATGAAATTACCAAAGAATTGGAATCAAATAAGCATAGCACAGTTTCAAGAATTGCAGCTATTGACCGAGCCGAGTTTTGACAATCAAATCAAAACATTGTCCATTTTATCTAATAAAAAACTGGACACAATCGAGGAGATGCGGATTGTGGACATCACGGCTGCACTATCGAAACTTGCATTTATGGCAGAATTACCCACCGCAAAAAACGTGGGTAGCTTCCGTATCGGCAACACCCTTTACAAATTCGCAGCCAATCAGCACAACTTACAAGCGCACCAATTTATCATGGTGCAGGACTTGTTTGCTGAAAAGGACAAGTGGGTGCAGAACTTGCACATGATTATGGCGGCATTGTGTGTGCCTTATCGGATATTCCCACCAAAGCGCAAGGAAGTCAAGACAGATGACTTTGAAAAGATTGCAGCGCAGTTCAGGGAACGGATGCCGATTTCATTTGCCTACGCCTACACGCTTTTTTTTTCTCTATGCTTACCGGAATTACTCGAAGCTACCCAAGTATTTTTAGAGCAGGAAGTGGAGAAGTTGAAGAAGATAGCAGACGAAAAGACCGACCAGCCATCAGTTGGCTGAAAATGGTGGACAACATCGCAGGTGGTGACAGGACAAAGTGGGATTTCTTTTTGAACATGCCGCTTGTTGAGTTCTTAAACGCAGTCAGTTTCCAAACAGAAAAAGACAGGGCAAGGACAGAACGATTAAACACGGCAGCGCAGTCGGCAAAGTCTGCCAAAGATAGCACCGTTTACAAGATTGCATTGATGCAGGAAATGTTGTAAGTTTGAAATACCGTTGGTGTAAGCAGGAATGAATACTGCCTTTGAGTAGCATCTCACTTTGTGAGGACATGGGTGCAAATCCCATACGGATGAAGCCCCGGCCATTGTGTCGGGGTTTCTACTTTTATAAGTGTGAACATTACCAAAGCGCAACTGGATGCAATCAACAAAGGGTTGCTGGATAAGTTTGGCATACCTGACAGCCCCATGCCTAATTCATTACTTGCTGATCTTGTTATTGGAGTGGCTCAGCGTTTAGTTGATGCGTTAAAAGATGACATGCGGCAAAAGAAACTGAAAGCCACAGGTAATTTAATTGGTGAAACAAAGGTTTTAGATTTTCAAGAAACTGCAAACGGAGTGACCGTACCAATCGAAATGGCAAGTTACTACCTATGGGCAGACCAAGGCAGGGGCAGAACAAGGCAAGGAAACAATGGCGGTAAATTCCTGTGGCAATCTATTGAGGAATGGATAACTGCAAAAGGTATTCCCGTTCGCAAATCAAAACAGGAAAGCGGTCAGTCAGTTTTGGAAGCCCGTAAATCTATGGCGATTGCGATTGCCAAAAAAATACACAGCAAAGGAACGATAAAGAGGTTTGGTTACAAAGGCGGTAATTTTATAGGCGATGTACTGACCCCTGCCAA